TCCGCCCATTGCAGCGGCTTGCCACCACTCAATCAGGCCCGGGTGCATCGTGCGCAGCGTCACCCACACGCAACCCACGGCGGCGGTGTATTGCACAGCCCCAAGCGCTCGCAACGCCCAATCGCTACGGCTACGCGCGCCTAACCCCTCGCTCAACGCGGACCCATCGGGGCCGGCTGCATCGTCTCGCATCGTCTACTCCTGTTCGGCCCCGCTGGGCCGGTTAGCTCGAACGTCCGGCCCCACAGGCTGCAGCACCGCGCGCACCAGTCGCAGGCCACGCTCCCTCAGCAGGCGTGCTCTTCAGTCCGCGCCCTTTTGTTTGCTCCATCTCGGCCGCCAAGGCCGCCCAGGCGCTTTCCTGCCGCGAGGTGAGAACCCGGAACGTCTGCCCGGCGCTGGCCTCTGCAGCGTTCGCATCACGCACAGCCTGCACCCGCGCGCGCAGCCGCTCCAGCCGCGTCCGCGCCCGCCACAGCGCCGCCACGGTGTGCGCGATCGACTCCCCGCAGTGGCCCGGCTCGTCGGTGAGCATGTGCATCTGGCCGTGCTTGATCAGGTGCTCGGCGATCAGCGCCGCGTGCCGGCTGGCGGGGCACGTGTTGCCGGGAAAGTCCCGCGCCTTGCGCATGGCCTTGAGCGCGGCTTTCGGGTGCTGGTGAAGCGGTGGGCGCTTCGCGCGCTTCGCGGGCTTCGGCAGCTGCACCTCCACATCGCCGCTGGCGATCCACATGCTGCTGCCGACGACGGCGCTGCGCCTGTCGGCGTGGCCGAGCGCCCATTCGCCCGGGTAGGGGTCAAACGCATCCATCAGCCACAGCGCCCTGAGCTCCAGCACGGTGCCCGCACGCGCCATCCGCTCGGCCACGCCAACAGGCGCTGCGCCGACGTAGTTGCGCCGCGGCCGGAACACAGCCAGGACGCCCGGGCCGTAGCGGTGCGAGGCCCAGTCGAAGGTGGGTTTGCTTGCCATGCTGTCTTTCTTCACAGTGTTCCGGCGTCGATCACGCACACGCCCGCCGGCACGGTGGGGCTGCGCATCAGGCGCCGCACGCGGGCAGCGACGCGGGCCTCGCACTCGTAGAGCTGGGCGTGGGTGACGGCGGCCAGCACGTCGGAGTAGGCCGTCACCACGTCGCCCAGGGCCGCGAGCTCGGCGGCGCGGGCGGCGCGCACGCCGGTGTGCTGCTGCCGGGCCAGGATGGCGGCCACGGCGGCTTGCCCGGCCTGTACGAGGCCGGCGTCGTCGCGGCACACGCCCATGCGCACAAACTCCTCGATCAGGTTGATGGCGTCGAACAGGGCCGCCCACTGCGGGCGCTGGGCCGTGCCGGTGCGCACCGCGGCCAGGGCGTCGCGCAGGGCCAGCAGCCACGCCACGCGGTCGTCGCGCGTCAGCAGCGCGGCGCCGCGCATCGCCATCTCGTGGGCGTGCCGGTTCACCGGGCGCGCACGGTAGGGCTTGGCGGGTTTGCGGTTGCGGCCCATCGCCTCAGCGCCCGGTGCGGGCCACGCGCACCAGGTGCGGCTGCTCGTCATGCCGCACCAACACGCCGGTGCCCAGACCGTAGTCGAGGGCCTCGCGCGCCATGTCCAGCACGGGCGGGCTGTGCTCGCGCTCGTCGAGCATGGGCCTGACGTCATACCAGGTGTACCGGCCGCAGGCGCTGCGCTGGGCGGGGCAGTTGGTCTGCACGTCGGCCACCACGGCATCGTTGGCGATGCGGATGGCGGCCTGCACGCGCGGGTACAGGTGCGCCGGCAGGGGCACGGGCGGCGGCGGCACGGGCTGGGGCTGGGGGTGCATGGGCTCAGTCCTCACGGTCGTTGGCAGCCAAGCGCTTGACGTCAAGCCAGCCGGCGGGGGCTATGCGGGAAAAGCTGCCCAGGTTGGTGCCGCCGCGCGGCAGCGGCCCGGCTTGCGGCTTTGCGCGCTTGGCCGGCGGCGGGTGGGCCGGGGTGGGTGGCACCACCGCGCCGTTGTTCACGGCGTGCAGCGGGCGGGGCTGCGGGCGCCACGCGGGGCGGTCAAGCTGGCGCGCGAGGCCGTTGATGCAAACGCGGTAGTGCTGCACCTGCAGCGCGGCATCCAGCGTGCGGGGCCAGCCGGGGCGGGCCAGGTGCCGGTAGGCCATCTCGAGCTGCTGGCGGGTGGGCTGGGGTGCGGCGCGTTCAGCGGTGGGCTGAGCGGTGGGCTCAGCGGTGGGCTCAGGGGTGGGCTTGGCAAGCGGGCGGGCGCGGATCACAGCCACCCCTTCCAGGCCGCCCAGTGCAGCAGCGTGGCAATGGCCAGCAGCGCGCACACGCCGAGCACGAGCCAGACGACGTCTTCACCAACCAGGCTGTGGTCGATGGGTTCGTCACCCTGCAGCTCGCTGGCCGCGTGCGCCCCGTCGGGGTGGGTGGGGTGCGGCGCGCTCCGGGCGCTGCGGTCGAGGTTGTCGCTCGTCCAGACGCCGGTGTCGCGCCGGCCCTGCTGGTCAGCCCCGTGGGGGATGTACGCCATGGCGCGCTCCTCAGTTAAGGCCCACCGCGGCCAACGCGCCGATGGCGGCGCAGGCCAGCACGCAGACGACGGCGCGGGCGACCTCGGCCCAGCGCCACGGGGGCGTGTGGTGCTGCTTCATCGCTGCACCACGGTGTCGAGGAGCCAGCCGCGGGCCGTGGCGCGCACCAAGCGCACGGCGCGCAGCCACTCGCGCTGGTTGCGCTCGCTGTCGGGCCACAAGCGCTGGGCGCGCTGCAGCAGCGGGTCTGGCCGGGCCGGGGGCGGCGCAAGGCGCAGGGTGGGCAGGGTGGCGACGGTGCTCATGGCCTCACCCCTGCGCCGCGGCCGTTTGCCCGCCGTGCAGCACGTGCCGCGGCTCGGCCAGCAGCGTGCGCAGGCCGATGCGCCAGGTGCGGCGGATCTCGGCCAGGCCGTGCTCCAGGCGGGTGCGTTCGATCAGCCGCGCGATGTGGCCCCGCAGCAGCAGCTGCGGGCCGGATGCGCGGGCGCCGAGGCGCCGCGCGTCGGCGATCAGGCCCGGGCGGGAGTGCCGCGAGCTGGTGGCGCAGTCAACCGGCAGCCAAGGGCCGGGCGAGAGCACACACAGCGCCGGGCTGCAGCTGTGGGTGCGACGACGCAGCTTGTGCGCTGCGAGTACGAGGCGCAGATCGTCTGCGCGGATGCTGGCGGGGTGTGGCACTGGGCGCCTCCGTCGGGGTGACGGGGCGCATTATGCGCTATCGAATAGTCTCTGTCAATGCGTCATCGCATAAATCTTCGGCTACAGCGCTTCAAGCCAACGGCGCTCAGAGATGATCTCGATCTCGTGGCCGGCTTCCTGCAACTCCGCGGCCCGCTGGATTTTGCGGCCGTAGGTGGTGTGTGCCCAGTTCGGCGACACGCGCGTGCCGATCACCAAGTACTCGACGCGGCGGCTGACGCCATCGACGGGCATGCCGCCAGCTTTCAGGGTAGCTCGCTCCACGGCCGCGCGAGTGCCGTACAGAAACTCTCCTGTGTGGCAGACGCCAGCGTTGACAAGCCGCACCGTCACCTGGTCATCGATGGGCAGGGTGGCAACCAGCGGTTCCGGCGCTCCCGTCAACGAAAACTCAGAACCGCATAGTGAGCGCAGCACGCTGACCAGGTAATCGCGCTCTTCATGCGTTATAGCGCCGTCTGCAAGCACATCGCGCACGGCCGTCGCTACGGCGTTCGCGGGCCAAACGCTGGCTGCCTCGTGGTGTTCAGACAGCCACGTGCTCAGAAACGAAATCTCCTGATCATGGAGATGGCCGTCAGCAAGGATGCCAGAGGCAATTCCAAGCAGCTGCTCCAACGCCCGATTTAGCCGGTGTCGGCGGGCTGTCTCGAAGCTCGATGCGGATGCGGTCAAGTCGTCTCTTCTTTGGTCGGCAGGCAGTCAGGCGGGACGCGCAAAAGGCATTCCAGCGACGCGCGCATCTCCGGTGCGCCGCCAGCCCGCGCCCAGGTTTCCAGCAGCACGCCCAATGGTTGCCGCAGCTCCGGCGCGACCTGGCGCAGCAATGTCGCAACAGCGTCAAGCTCGCGCCGATACAGCGGGTCAGGCGGGCGGTTCGGCGGCGGAAGCGCTCTCACAACACTGTACGTGGGAGCAGCTTCGCGCACCGCCAAAGGCGTCGACAGCTGTCTGGAAGCGGCAACCTGCTGTGCCACTGACGCCTTGTAGACAGCGTCAACCGGGATGCCAAAGAACCGGGAGATGCGCTCGGCACTCCTGCGAGTGGGGGACTTGACATGCCCGCTGCAAATCTTGTGGAGCGTGCCCTGGAACGTGGGCGCTCTCATCTCGCGCGCCACTCTGGCAGTGCCGCCAGCGGCCTCGACAAGCTGGCGAATCAGGTCGTGCGGCTCCATGCGGGGAACTATGCACCCACGAATAAAGCGATGGGGCATTGAAAAGCTATTCGACATCGCATAGAGTGCGCGCTATGGAAACGACTCAAGAGCTTTTGAAGGCGCTGCGAGGGCGCGGCTTGACGCAAGTCGAAATCGCCAAGCGTTCGGGCATCCCTCAGCCGCGCCTGTCTCGCTGGGAGGCTGGAGAGGCCCCGGCTGCAGCCGACGATGCTTTGCGGCTTCGGCGGTTGTGCGAAGAGCTTGCGGGCGTTGAGACGGTCGGCGACGAAACCGCCGCGCCGCAGCCCACCGCCACCCCTGAGCCCACCCATGCCGCAGGCTGACCGCCGCCGCCTGCTGGCGATCCTTGCCGCGGGCTGCGTGGCTAGTTTCTGGTGCCGGGCGGCCGCCGCAGATGGTCGAAGCCGCCGGTCTTCGACATGTCTTCCAGCACGTTCAGCAGGTACAGCGCATCCAGCAGCGGGATGGTCAGCCGCCACGCGGTCGGGGCCTCGTTGTTGGACGGTGGTTTGGTGTAGCCAAGAACCTCCATCTGCACAACTGTGTGCTGAGGGTCCGGTGATCTGGCGCCGAGTGTGGCGCCCTCGACTCGCGTGATGAACATGTGTTCCATGGGTGCCCTCCTGGTGAGGCTGGTCGTCGTGGGGATGTCCAGCGTACACCGGGCAGGGCGCCCGCCAAACCCTGCGAGGGGTGTCTCTTTCACTCCGCTGGTGCCGGCCTATCCGGCGGCTGCCTTCTCCTCCTGCGGCGGCCGGGGTGACCTGGCCCTCGGCCCACGGGCCGGGGGCGTTTTCTTCAACCGCGGCTGAGCCGCCAGCATTGCACACGCCATGAGCCTTGACCGCAAAGACCTGCGCATCAAGTTGGACCCCGACGATCACGCCGGCCTGCAGCTGCTGGCCGACGCCGAAGACCAGGACATGAGCGCCTGGGCCGAGGCCCTGCTCAAGCGTGAGATCCGTCGTCGTGTGCATGCCGCCATCGTGCTGGCCAAGCGCGCGCAGCGCTTGGGAATAGCCGGGAGTGCACTCCCGGATGAGCGCTGACATCAGGGAGTGGCCGGGAATGGACTCCCCAGACACGGCAAATGCCGAACAGGTGCGTTGATGCGGCCGCTTGGTGACATTGCCCGCGCCATGCTGCAGCACGCCAGCACACCGGGCACGGTGCGCGAGGTGTGCGAGCGGGCGCATGTGGGCTACGGCACGGGGGCGTACACGGCCAGCCGGCTGCTGAGTGCCGGGCTGCTGGTGCCGGATGCGAAGGCGCCGGCGCCCCAGCGGGCTGGCCGCGGCCGCCCGCCGATGGTGGTGATGGTGGCGCCTGAACACGATGACGAAGGCGTGGTGCACCTGCTGCAGCGCGCGTTCGCGCTGCGGCGCCCCACTGCTTTGGAGTGGGACGCGCTGTAGCAGCGCCCCCGCAAACCTCAACGCTGACCGCGCGGGCAACGCTTGCCAGGACCTCACTCCCCCATCGACTTTGTGGCGCTGGCCGATGCGCTGCTGCATCGGGCGCACACGCTGCTGTCGCAATGGATACCCGGCGGCCACATGGAGGGCCACGAGTACGTTGGCCCCAGCCGCCGAAGCGGCGGCGTGGGCGACAGCCTGAAAGTCAACACCACCAATGGGCGGTGGGCCTACTTTGCGGGGGACGACAGCGACAGCGGCGGCGATCTCGTGTCGCTCTACGCCTGGCTGAACAACCTGCCGCAAGGCAAGGCGGCGCTGCAGCTGATGGACGAGCTGGGCTGGCAGCGCTCGCGCACGGCTGCCCCGGCGGGCAGCGACGCGGCAGCCGGCACGCCGGCCTGGCACGCCGATGTGCCGCCCGATGACGAGGCCGCGCCTGCCCCGGCAGCGCCCAGCCCCGCGCCAGCGCCTGATGCACCGCCGCCGGCGCCGGTGGCCCGCCAGGAGCGGTGGGTCAGCGTGCTGCCAGTGCCGCCGCATGCGAAGCCGCCCCGCTCGTTTGTGTTCGCGTTCAAGAACGAGAAGCTGGGCGCGTGGCAGGAGATCGAGGCTGCCAAGGTCTGGGAGTACCGGTTCGAGCGTGAGTTGTTCGGCTACGTGTGCCGCTTCGAGCGGTTCAACAGCAGCGGCGAGCTCACCAAAGACACGGTGCCGCTGACGTGGTGTGAAGACACCCAGGACGCGCGCCGCGGTGCCAAGTGGCACTGGAAGACCTGGGCCACGCCGCGCCCGCTGTACGTGCCGGCCACGCTGCTGAGCGGCGACCCTGCCAACGTGCCGGTGGTCATCGTGGAGGGGGAGAAGTGCGCGTTGGCCGGGCACGAGCTGCTGGGCCACGAGTTCGACTTTGTGAGCTGGCCCGGTGGCAGCCGCAGCTGGGCACTGGCGCGCTGGAGTTGGCTGATGGGGCGCACGGTGTACCTGTGGCCCGACTGCGATGCCGCGCGGGTGAAGCTGAGCCGGGCCGAGCGCGAGGCCAACGTCGACCCGGCCACCAAGCCGCTGCTGCTCGAGGCCAAGCAGCCGGGCATGCAGGCCATGGTGGGCATTGGCCAGTTGCTGCTGGCCGAGCAGGGGTGCGACGTGCTGCTGTGCCCCATCCCGAAGCCGGGCGCGGTGCCGCACGGCTGGGACATCGCGGACGCCATCGCGGAGGGGTGGGACGCTGCGCGCGTGCGCGATTTCATCCGCTCGGCACGGCCTCTTTCGCCCCCTGACGAGGCCGTGCGTGCGAAGGCGGGCGATCCCGTGGCGGCGGCGGCGCAAGCCGCGTCTACCCCTTCCAGGGCTGCCGCAGGGGAGGGGGAAGGCGACGAGGCGCTGGGTTGGCTGGTGCACCTGCTGCGCAGCGGCTCGGGTGCTGTGCGCAACGTGCGCGAGAACATCGTGCTGGCTCTGGACGGGCTGCCGGGCACCAAGGTGCGGGGCATCGAGGCTTGCGCCGGGTTGATCGGCTTCAACGAGTTCAGCAACAACATCGAGAAGCGCCGGCCCACGCCGTGGGGCACGCCCGCGGGCGACTGGATGGAAGCTGACGAGCTGCTGCTGGGCGATTGGCTGGTGCGAGAGCACCGCATGCCCAGCATGCCCCGCGGCGCGCTGGAAGAGGCGGTGATGGTGGTGAGCAGGCGCCACAGCTTTCATCCCCTGCGCGAGCGCATGGAGGCCTTGCGCGGCAAGTGGGACCAGCAGCCGCGCCTAGACCGCTGGCTGCGTCTGACGATGCTGGAAGAGGATGAGTGGGACGAATCCGATCCGCTGGTGCGCTATCTGGCGCTGGCTGGCACGTGGTTCGTCATGGGCATGGCGGCGCGCGTGATGCCCGAAAAGCGCGAGGGCGCGCAAGTGGTGGTTGGCCCTGGCACCAAGTTTGACTACATGCTGGTGTTCGAGGGGCCGCAGGGCTGGGGCAAGAGCTCGGCGGCGGCGGTGTTGGGCGGCGAGTACTTCGCCGACACGGGCCTGGACCTCGAGCACAAAGACTCGCTGATGAACATTCAGGGCGTCTGGGTGTACGAGTGGAGCGAGCTTGAGAACCTGAACAAGCAGGAAGTGGGCGCCGTCAAGCGCTTCGTTAGCAGCCCGACGGATCGGTTCCGCGCCACGTTTGACCGCCGGCCGGCGAAGTACCCGCGGCAGGTGGTGTTCATCGGCACCACGAACGAATCGCACTACCTCACAGACCCGACGGGCAACCGCCGTTTCTGGCCGGTGCGCGTGACGCGCCCGCCCGACCTGACCTGGCTGCGGGCGAACCTGGAGCAGCTGCTGGCCGAGGCCGTGCACCGGGTGGATGCGGGCGAGCGCTTCTGGCCCACGCGGGAGGAGCAGCGACTGCTGTTCGATCCGCAGCAGCATGCACGCACGGTCGAGAGCGGCATGGAGTCGGCGATCCGCTCGTTCTTGTATGACGAGACGCAAAAGACCTTCCCGAATGAGCAGGCAGGTACGGCGTTGAACGAGATCGCTCTGGGCGAGCTGCTCAGGCGCATCGGCTTCAGCACGGACAAGCAGACCGACGCCGTCGGCAAGCGGGCGGGCGCAGTGATGAAGGCACTCGGCTGGGAAACCCGCAAGACCAGCTCGCCCGGCCGGCCGCGTGTGTACGTGCGGCCGAGGCATGAACCGCGTTTCGAGGCGGGCGCAAGCCCTGGATCGAACGATGACAGCGTAGCCGGCGGCCGACCGCTGGCGCATGGAGACCCCGATGGGAACCCCTTCTAGCCCGACCTGGCGCTTCGACGCCGTGGCGATGCGCTGGCTGGGGGCAGGCCATCGGGGCGTTGCCATGTAGCGGCCCGCGACCCGGCGCCCCGGGACCTGCGCTGTGTCCACGTGTCCGCGTTCCTCTTGAGGAGTGCTGAGGTCTTGAAGAACCAAGAGCCCGGCGACCTTGGCGGAGCCTTGCCCGGAATGACCCGGGGTGTCCACGAACCGGCCCGCAGCGCGGGTGACGGGCGCAGGCGTCTGCGCAGGCAGGCGCGCGCGAGCAGACCCAGGCATTCATCTCTCATCAAGGGGAACGTGGACAGATGGACAAGGCAGAGCAGCAGGGCAGGTGGGCATGGGTTCCCGCGCTGATGCCCGGCGTGGCGCGGTTGATGGCGGACAAGAAGCGGGAGATGGGCGCGGCGCACGTCAACCGGTGCTGGGAGCGCGGGGTGGTGCGGCGCGAGCCCGGGTGGTTCTTCGCACGGGAGGGTGCGGTGGCCATCGGCACGCCCTGGCCTGCCATCGCCGATGTCGCTGGATGGCAGGTAACGCCGAACCAAGCGATGGTGTTCTTGCAACCATTGGAGGAGGCACATGCCGGCACGTGACGAGCGTATCGAGGCGAGGCTGCAGCGGTGGGCGCAGTGGGTGACGGTGGGCGATGGCTCAGGCTTTCCCACGATGAGCGTGCTGCACCGGGAGTGGACACCGCCCAGCCCGGGCACGACGCCGACCCTCAAGGTATCGGCCACCAGCGACGTGCGGCAGACGCACCGCGCGCTTGAGCAGCTGAGCGCCCGGCTGAAGAACACGGTGGTGGTGCACTACTGCCACAAGGTGCCGTTGGCTGAGCAGGCGCGGCGCCTGGAATGCGCTGAGAGCACGGTCGTGCAGCGGGTAGGCCTGGTGCATCAGCGCTTGGCGGCGTTGTTGCGCGAAACCTGAAAAAGGAGTTTTGCAAGAAATTACTGATGGGCTAGATTCATGCAGACTCGGGGCTCAGACCCTGAAGACAACCCCGCCCGGTGCAAGCCGCGGCGGGGTTTTTCATTCATGCCCACCGCTGCCCCCAAACCCTGCTGCCAATGCGGCGTGCTCGTCACTGACGGCACCACGCGCTGTGCGGCGCACAAGCGCAAAGCCTGGGCCAAACCTGTCGAGCAACAGGGCCGCGGCGGGCGCCCGTGGCGTCGCAAGCGCGAGGCTGTGCTAGCCCGTGATGCGGGGCTTTGTCAGCCCTCGCGGCGCCATGGGTTGCTTGTCCCGGCCACGACGGTCGACCACATCGTCCCCCTGGCCCGCGGCGGCAGCGATGACGACACCAATCTGCAGGCCATCAGCGCCAGCGTCCACGCGGCCAAGACCGCGGCCGAAGCGGCCGGCGTGGAGTGGGACGAGGACGCCTGGTTCGCCCGGCAGGGAGGGGGGGTGCAAATCTCTGGCACCCCCCGCCCGGACACCGACCTACCAGAAGCATTTCTTTTCGCGGGGGTTTCAGGGGAGGGGGTACCCCAGGCTGAAGGGTGGGGTGCACTCTGATGGGTGCCCGTGGCCCGAAGCCGCTGCCGGCGAACGTGCACCTGCTGCGGGGCAACCCCAGTAAGCTGCCCGTGGGCCAGCTGCTGGACAGCCTGCAGCCGGAGATCGAGATCCCCGGCTGCCCGCCGCACCTGCTGCCCGAGGCCCGCAAGGAGTGGCGGCGCATCACGCCCGAGCTGCAGCGCTACGGCCTCATCAGCAGGCTCGACCGCAGCGCGCTCTCTCTGTACTGCCAAGCCTGGGCGCGCTGGGTGTGGGCTGAGCAGCAGCTGCGTCGATCGATGGCCCTGGCCGAGCAGCGCCGCGCCGAGGCCGAGGCCGAGGGCCGCGAGTACACCGGTGGCGACGGCATGACCGTGCCCACGCCGAACGGCCACATGACGTACAGCCCGCACTGGGTGATCGCCAACAAGGCCATGGAGCAGGTGAACAAGTACCTGGCCAGCTTTGGCATGGACCCCGCCAGCCGCGGCCGCGTCAACCCCAGCAACCACCTGCAGCGCACCTTGCCCGGCATGGGTGCCGACGACGGTGATGGCAGCGGCTTTGCTGCCCTGTAGCCCCATGCGCGACTTCGCCGCCATCGCCACCACCTACGCCACCGACGTAGCCGAGGGCCGCATCGTGGCCTGCCGCTGGGTGCGCCTGGCTTGCCAGCGCCACCTGCGCGACCTTGCGCGCAGCGAAGCCGGCGAGTTGCCTTTCGTCTTCAACCCCGAGATCCACGACCCGCGCCGCAACAAGCACTACCGCCCGGCCCAGCGCGTGTGCCACTTCGCCGAGCTCATGCCCCACATCAAGGGCGACTGGGCGGCGCGCGGCGAGCGCATCCAGCTTGATCCCTGGCAGGTGTTCGTCCTGGCCAGCATCTTTGGCTGGGTGCACCGCGAGACCTTCAAGCGCCGCTTCACGAAGGCCGACCTCTTCGTGCCGCGCAAGAACGCCAAGAGCACGCTGGCCGCTGTCATTGGCCTGTACATGCTGGCCGTCGACGGCGAGCACGGCGCCGAAGTCTTCAGCGGCGCCACCAGCCGCGATCAAGCGCTTGAGGTCTTCCGCCCGGCGCGGCTGATGTCTCTGGCCAGCCCCGACTTCAGGGCGCAGTTCGGCGTCATCCCCAACGTCAGCAACCTGGCGATGATTGACACCAACAGCAAATTCGAGCCCCTCATCGGCAAGCCCGGCGACGGCGCCAGCCCCAGCTGCGCCCTGGTGGACGAGTACCACGAGCACGCCACCAGCGAGCTCTACGACACCATGTGGACTGGCATGCTCGCCCGCAGCCAGCCGCTGCTGCTGGTCATCACCACCGCTGGCAGCAACATCGGCGGCCCGTGCTTCCAGCACCAGCTCGAGCTGCAGAAAGTGCTCGAAGGCGCCGTGGTTGACGAGCGCCGCTGGGGCATCGTCTACACCGTCGACAAGGGCGACGACTGGACAGACCCCGCCGTGCTGTGGAAAGCCAACCCCGGCCTGGGCGTCTCCATCAACCCCGAGAAGCTGCTGGCTGACCAAGCCGAAGCCGTGCGCGATCCGCGCAAGCAGGCCGTCTTCAAGACCAAGCACCTGAACGTGTGGGTCAACGCTGCCAGCCCGTGGCTGAACCTCGAGCAGCTTGCCAAGGGCGGCTCTGGCGGCCTGCAGCGCGAAGACTTCAAGGGCGAAACCTGCTGGGTAGGTCTTGACCTTGCCAGCAAGCAAGACATCGCCAGCGCCGCGTGGCTCTTCCGGCGTGAACAAGCCGGCGAATGGCACTACTACCTCTTCAGCCGCCACTGGCTGCCCGCCGCCGCCGTCCAGAAGCCCGAGAACCAGCACTACCAAGCCTGGGTGACGGCCGGCCACCTGGTGCAGACCCCCGGCAACATGATCAACCTGCGGCAGATTCAAGAGGAGGTCGAAGCCTCCGCCGAGCAGCACGTCATCGCCGAGATCCCGATGGACGCCTGGGGCTCGCGCGAGATCGCGCCCGCGCTGCAAGACGCCGGCTTTGCCGTGGTCGACGTGCCCATGACCACCCGCAACCTCAGCGAGCCGATGAAGCTCATCGCCGCGCTCATCGATGCCGGCCGCTTCCACCACGACGGCAACCCCGCCACTCTGTGGATGTTCAGCAACGTCGAAGTGTTCGAGGACCGCAACGGCAACATCTTCCCGCGCAAAGGCAGCGCCGAAAAGAAGATCGACGCGGCCGTGGCCACGGTGCTGGCCATGGGCCGGGCGATGCTGGGCGCTGAGAGCGGCGACAGCTACCTCACCTCTGGCAACCTGGTAATCGCCTGATGGCCCTCCGCGACATCCTCCGCTACGTCTGGCTGGGCCGGCAGGCCGCTGGTGCGCCTGGTGGCATGCACAGCCGCGACCTCACCCTGGCCAATGCCGGCGTGCTGATCGACGTGAATGGCGAGCTCGGCACCCGTGCCGGCGTCACCGTCACCATCGACCGCGCCATGCAGCTGTCGGCGGTGTCGGCCTGCGTGCGCCTGCTGTCGGAGAGCATCGCGTCGTTGCCGCTCAACGTGTACCGGCGGCTCGATGGTGGCCGCCGCCAGCGCGTGAGCGACTTGCCCGAGGCCCGGCTCCTGCACGACGAGCCCAACCCGCTGATGACCAGCTTCACCTGGCGCGAAACCTCGTCCGCCCATCTGCTGCTGTGGGGCAACGCCTACAGCGTCATCCTGCGCGGTGAAGGCGCCGAGCCCGTGGCCCTGCTGCCCATCATGCCGCAGTACGTGCACGTTCTCAAACAAGCCAACGGCGAGCTGGCGTACCACGTCAACGGCTACGGCTTCAAGCGCCTCATCAACCAGGCCGACATGCTGCACGTGCCCGGCCTGTCGTACGACGGTCTGATCGGCATGTCGCCCATCAAGTACGCCGCGCAAAGCATCGGCCTGGCGCTGGCGGCCGAGTCTTACGGCGCCGGCTTCTTCGGCAACAGCGCCCGCCCCAGCGGCTTCATCAGCACGGCCGCCAAGCTGAGCGCCGACCAGGCGCTTGCCCTGGGCCGGGCCTGGACTGCCAACTACGGCGGCGATAAGTCTCAAGGCACCGCCGTGCTCGACAACGGCGCCAAGTTCGAGCGCGTGACGATGCCGCCCGAAGAGGCCCAGTTCATCGAAACGCGCAAGTTCCAGTTGGCCGACATTGCCCGCTGGTACCGCGTGCCGCCGCACATGATCGGCGACCTCGAGCGCGCAACCTTCTCGAACATCGAGCACCAGGGCCTGCAGTTCGTCACGCACACCCTGCGGCCCTGGCTGGTGCGCATTGAGCAGGAGATCACCCGCAAGCTCTTCCCCGCCCGCAGCGACGGCAGGCCGAGCGAGCTGTACGTCGAGTTCAACGTCGACGGCCTGCTGCGCGGCGACCTCAAGAGCCGTTATGACGCCTACGCCGTGGGCCGCCAGTGGGGCTGGCTGTCCACCAACGACATCCGCAGCCGCGAGAACCTCGAGCCCGTGCCCGATGGCGACACCGACTACCTGCAGCCCCTGAACATGGTGCCGCGCGGGCAAGACCCGCAGGGCACGGAGACCACCCCATGAGCAAAGACATTGAGCGCCGCATCCTCTGCAAAGAGGTGCGGGTTGAAAGCGGCGAGGGCGACAAGCCCGTCATCCGCGGCTACGCGGCCCTGTTCAACCAACTGTCCGAAGACCTCGGCGGCTTCCGCGAACAGCTCGCCACCGGCGCCTTCAGCGAGGCCATGGCCAACAGCGACGTGCGCGCGCTCATCAACCACGACGCCAACCTCGTGCTGGGCCGCAACCGCGCCGGCACGCTGGCCATGCGCGAAGACGCTGCCGGCCTCTACGTCGAGATCACCCCGCCCGACACCCAGGCCGCCCGCGATCTTGTCGAAGTCATGCGCCGTGGCGACGTCAACCAAATGAGCTTCGCCTTCACCGTGGCCAAAGAAGACCAGAGCTGGACGCGCGAAGGCACCGGCCCCTGGCTGCGCACCATCAAGCGCGTGTCTCGCCTGTTCGACGTGAGCGTCGTCACCTACCCCGCCTACCCGCAGACCAGCGCCGCCGTGCGTGCGCTGCAAGAGGTGAACGACACCGCCGCACAGCTGGCCGCGGCGCAGCACGAAGAAGCCCGCCAGCGCGTGGCGCGAGCCCGAGAAATCGATCTTCTGGAGGTGCGCGCCTAAGCCACCTCCGCACCCTTCAACAGGGCCGCCCCGGGCAACCGGTGGCGGCCCTTTGCATTGGCCGCCCCGCGCATTTGCCGACCACGCGGGCGGTTGTGGCGCAAGCCCCGATTGCCCTGGTCGGCGATGTCACCCCCGAAAGGAAACCCATCATGTCCAAGCGCCTGAACGAACTCCGTCAGGAATACAACACCGCCGTCAAGCTGATGCGCGACCTGCACAACGCGGCCGAGGCCGAAAAGCGCGGCTTCAACGCCGACGAGCAGGCCAAGTACGACGAAGCCCGCAAGGGCCTCGACGCGCTGCGCGCCCGCATGGAGCGCGAGGAAGACCTCGCCGCCGCCCAGCTGCGCAGCGCGCAGAGCCTGCCCGGCGTGGAGGGCACCGCCGACGATCCCGACGCGCAGCGTGCCGCCCAGCGCGGCGGCAAGGGTCGCGACAAGTACGACCTCGCCTTCCGCCAGTACCTCGTCGGCGGCAACCAGTCGCTCTCCGAAGAGCAGCGCGGCCTGCTGGCCGAGCGGCGCGATCTGTCGCTCACCGGCGCCTCCGGCGGCTTCACCGTGCCGCAGAGCTTCCAGGCCACGCTCGTGAAAACCATGCGCGCCAGCGGCGCCTTCCTCGAGCCCGGCATGGCCACGATCCTGGACACCGACGCCGGCAACCCCATCCCGGTGCCGCTGGAAGACGACACGGCCGCTGCCGCGGCCATCGTGGCCGAAAACGTCGCGCTGACCGCCTCGACGGACCCGGTGTTCGCGCAGCTGACGCTGGGCGCCTTCACCTACCGCAGCCTGGTGCGCGTGTCGCTCGAGCTCCTCAACGACAGCGCCTTTGACCTGGAGGCCTACATCGCCCGCAAGCTCGGCTTGCGCCTCGGCCGCGGCTTCAACGCCCACGCCACCACCGGCACCAACACGGGCCAGCCGCAGGGCGTTTTCAACGCCACCGTCGGCGCCAGCATCGGCCACGCGGCGGCTGCGGGCAACGTCACCAGCTTCAGCTACGCCAGCCTCGTGGCGCTGGAGCACTCGCTCGATCCGGCCTACCGCTCCGGCGCCCGCTGGATGTTCGCCGACGGCTTCCTGCAAGGCCTGAAGAACCAGCTGGACAGCACCGGCCGCCCCATCTGGATGCCCGACTATGCGGTGTTCGCCCAGGCCGGCCAGGCCTTCCCGGGCCGCGTGCTGGGCCACGAGTACATCGTGAACCAAGACGTGCCGGCCATGGCAGCCAGCGCGCGCAGCGTGGCCTTCGGCGACTTCAGCTACTACATGGTGCGCCGCGTGCGCAACATGATGCTGATCCGCGCCGACCAGCGGTTCATCGACCAGGGCCAGATCGGCTACTACCTGTTCGCGCGCATGGATGGCAAGTACGCCAACCCCACCGCCACCGCGGCGCGCTCGCCCATCCGCCTGGGCCAAAACAGCGCCACCTGACCCCCCGCGCCATCGCGTGCACCAACGCGCCCATCGCGGCGCCGTTGGTGCACGTTGAGGCGCGCTGCGCAGCCAAAGGCCACTCATGAGCATCCAGCCCCACGACAACCTCACCACGCCGCGGGTGGTGAACCACGGCGACGGCACGCACTCCGAGGCGGCTGTGCTGTCTGGCACGCGCGAGTACAGCGTGGCCGACAAGGTGCGCGTCAACATCGGCGCCGCCAGCGTAGCCGCCGCGCTGCCGCCGCTCTCCGAAGTGCGCGAGCTGTACGTGCTCAGCTCGGCGCGCTGCTTCTTCCGCACCGGCGACAGCAACGTCACGGCATCGGCCGCCACCGCGCACCCGCTGCCGGCGGACGAGCGGTTTCACCATCGCATCCCGGCCGGCCACACCCACATCGCGGTCATCCGCGACGCGGCCGACGGGGTGCTTGACGTGGTGCCGGTGGCCTGATGTTCGGCGTAGGCAACACGGGCCGGCTGAGCGTGGGCTCGGCCTCGCGCCGCAGAGCGCCCGGCGCGGTGTTGCCGCCGCTGAGCCTCATCAGCGCCACGGCCGCCGCTGCCTACGGCCCGCGCCGCTTGCGGGCGGACTACACCGGCCCAGCCATGCGGGTGCGGCGCAGCGCGGACGACGCCCAGCTCGACATCCCGCTTGCCACGGCGGTGCAGACTCGCACCAACCTGATGCCCGTGCCGCTGGTTGATAACGGCCCACCCGTTGGCGGCATCACGGTTACGCAGCTCGGCAGCGGTGTGGAGTTTGGGCAGCCGTACATCGACGTGCGCTGGCAGGGCACGGCAACCGCGTCGGGCGCGCTGGTGTTTCGGCAGGGCCCAGGAGGTATCTACAACCCCGCAGTGCACGCGGCGGTAACGCCTGGGTTGGTCTACACGGCATCGCTCGGCTACCGCCTCATTGGTGGCACGGCCCCTACTCAGCAGCTGAGCATTCGGCTGATTCAGCGCGCCGCAAACGCGACCGCAATTTCTTTCGGCACGGTCTACAACCTGCCCGCGCCAACGGCAGCCCTGCGCCGCGCTGTCGCAATGGACGTGATTTTGTCCGGCGTTACTTACGCCCATGCGCAGTTTGGCTACTCGCTCGCCATCAACGACACGGTAGACGTAACGCTGCGCCTGTATGCCAACAATCTGGAGCAGGCGATCGGAAACCTGCGCCCGCTGCTGCAGCGCAACGTGCCTGAGGTTGTGGCCGCGCCCGGCGACTTGGACTTGGAAACGCTCGCCAATTTCGTGGGCGGCGAAAACCTGCTCACGTGGAGCGACGATGTTTCCAACGTGGCCTGGAGCGGGACCGGGCTCAGCTCGCGCACGGCGACGGAGATTGTCGAAGACGCAGCCGCAGCCACTCAGCACCGGCTGTCTCGCTCGATTTCACTGGGCCTTGGTGCTAACACCGTCTCAACGCGCGTGCAACGCGGTTTTGGCACGAGACAGTTTCAGTTTGGCATTTCCGGCACCGGGCTTGTAGCGCGGGCCTACTTCGACCTTGGCACGGGCACCGTGGGCGCCACGGATCAGTGTACCGCCGCGATTGCCGATCTGGGCGGTGGCGAATTCCTGGTGAGCATGACGGCCACTGTCGTGACCGCCGGGGCTCATACCGTGTCTTATGCCATGGCCAACGGCACCACTATCGGCAGCGAGACGTACACCGGCAACGGCACCAGCAGCCTGTTCATCCGCAACACGCAACTGCGGCAGGGCCTGCTCGGCAGGTACAACGCCACCACGAGCACAGCCATTGCACTGACGGCGGTGCATAACGGATTAATCCCGACGTGGTATGACCAGGGGCGCTACTGGCACGCGGTGCCGCGCAACCTGCTGACGCACACAGAGGAGTTAGACAACGCCGCGTGGTCAAAGACTGGCGTCACGGTCACGGCAAACTCCGTTACAGCGCCTGATGGCTCGCTGACCGCTGATGTCTTGGCGGGAACTCCGGGCGCTAGCACGATATTCCTGCAACAAACCCTCACGCGGGCAATAAATCCTGGCGATGCTTTTGCAGGGTCGGTTTGGGTTCGGAACGCCAGTTCAAATATTCAGATGCGAGTGTTCAGAACAGGCCCGTCTACTGCGGAGTCTGCCACCCTTATTGTTCCTCAGTCGTCAAGCTGGCAGCGTCTCGCCATTCCGATAACATTCGCTCTTGCACACACTGGGGTACGGCTGGATTTCGTCGCACAGAATTCCAATCCGGTATCCATTGAGGTATGGGGCGCGCAACTTGAGAACGCAACGCTCTCCGACTACCAGCCCATTCTGACGGGCACGCCCCTTAACGCCACCCAGGCCACGGCCGCAAACCAGCCACAGATCGTGGTGGGTGGCGCAGTGCATATTGCCGGCACCCGCGCCGTGCCCAGCTTCGCGGGCGCACAGGGGCTGCTGGTCCCGGAAATCACCAGCCTCGGCAATACCTACTCGCTCAATGCGGTGGCGACGACAAACGCTGCCACGGGTGCGATCTTGTCGTCGCGTGGGGCCGCCGGCATCAACCCGCAACTTGACATCGTGGCAGCGGCGACCCTGCGCCTTTTGGTGCGCGACAACTCGGCGGCAAACAGCATCGCTGCCCAGCGCGCCATGCCAGCCGGCGAGCAGACCGTGATCTCGGCCATTCGTGCCGGCAACTCCGGCGCGCTGTCAACCAACGGCGTGACGACTACCGGAGCGGCAACGCCAGCAGCCATCGGCGCATTGACGACGACAACCGGCCTGGGCATTGGCGCTGATTTCGCGCCGACATTCGGCGCTTGGCTGACCGGATCAATCGGCGAATGCATCGTGTTCGCCTCGGCCCTTTCCACCGCCGACCGCCAAGCCCTTGAGCGCAACCAGGGCGCCTATTACGGCGTCGCGGTCGCCTGAATCACCACCTGAGGAAATCACCATGCCTCGCAACTACGACACGACCGGCGGCCTGCCGTACCCGCGGGTAGGCCGCATCGTCATCGACAACCTGGAGTCGGGACCACTGCAGGTCGAATACATCGAACGCACGGCCATCGTCGACGCATCGGGTGCTGTGCGCATGCTCGATGGCGGCGGCCAGCAAGTCCGCATGCACATCCCCCCGCCGCTGCAGCCGGTGCAACTCGTCGACCCGGCTACGGGCGCCGTCATTGCGGGCACTACGTCGGTACGCGAGCTGATGCTCGGCATCACCGCGATGCTGCGCCGCGATCAACTGCTGCGCGACGGCGAGGTCAACCCCCTGGCCGTCGCCCCGGCGCCGCCGCCGCCCGCACCGCCCCCGCCTGCCGAGCCCCCGGCCAAACCCCCGGCCGAGCCGCCGGCCCCGCCCCCGGCCGAGGGCTGATCGTGCTGGTCGCCCACTACGTCGGCGCCCACCGTGGCGACACGCTGCTCACCCGCCTGGGCTGGGCCGTGGTGCGCCTGGTGCAGCGCGGCCCGTGGCGCCGCGTCACGCACGTCGAGGCCATCCACGAAGTGCACGACGACGGCACCGTCACCATTGCCAGCAGCAGCCTGCGCGACGGCGGCGTGCGTGACAAGCGCGTGCGGCTCACCCCGGGCCACTGGCTCATCGTCGACGTGCCGCAGTGGAGCGTGCGCGACAGCCTGCGCCTGCTGGCCGAGTCCCGCGGCATGCCGTATGACTGGCGCGGCGCCGCCGCCACCGTGCTGCCGCTGCGCCAGAGCCGCCGCGGCTACTTCTGCACCGAGTGGGTGGGGCGGCCGTTCCTGCAGGCCTCGCACCTCTTCGGCCCGGCGCAGCTCGCCGCCATCACCCTGTCGCTCGGCGAGGACGTGACCGAGCGGTTCTTTGCCGCGCGTGCCTGACATGCCGACCACCCTGCGCCCACTCAACCCGCCCACGGCGCTGCCCGTCAGCCTGGCCACGGCCAAGCTGCACTGCAAGGTCGATCACAGCGCAGACGACGCGCTGATCACGTCCATGATCCGCGCCGCCGCCCGCTCGGCCGAGCAGCAGCTCAATCGCGCGCTCATGGAGCAACAGTGGCTCTGCAGCCTCGACGAGTTCCCCGCCACCGGCATCGTGCTGGGCAAGCCGCGCGTCATCGCCATCGACAGCATCATCTACACCAACCCCGCGGGCACCGATGTCACGCTGCCCGGCAGCGCCTACACGCTGGATGCCGACGCGCTGCCCGGCCTGGTGCTGCCCGCGCTGGGCACCACGTGGCCCGCCACCCGCGCCCAGCCGAACGCCGTGCGCGTGACGTTCACCGCCGGCTACGGCGCCGATGCCGCCGCCGTGCCCGACGACGTGGCCGTGTGGCTGCTGCTGCAAGTGGCCACGCTCTACCGCAACCGCGAGGCCTTCGCCCAGGGCGTGAGCGTGGCCGAGCTCCCCGGCCGCTTTGCCGACGGCCTGCTTGATGCGCAGAGGCTCTACTGGTGAGCCTGCCCGCCCTCAACGCTGGCGCGCTCGATCAGCGCGTCACCATCCAGGCCCGCACCGTGGGGCAAGACGAGCGCGGCCAGGCGCGCGACACGTGGGTGGACGTGGCCACCGTCTGGGCGCGCGTGGCGCCGCGCCGCGGGCGCGACTTCTTCGCCGCCGCGCAAGATCAGGCCACCTTCGACTGCACCGTGTGGCTGCGCTACCGCAGCGACATCACCGCCGCGCACCGGCTGCTCTGGCGCGGCCAGCCGCTCAGCATCGAAGGCCAGCCCGTCGACGTGGCCGGTGCCGGCGTCATGCTCGAGCTGATGTGCGTGCAGGGTGTGCGCGCGGGGGGCGCAGCATGATGCGGGCCACCGTTACCGGCATCCCCGATCTGAAGGCCGCGCTGGCCAACGTGCACGCGCAGCTCAAGCGCCGCGTGCTGCGCAACGCACTGGCGGCCGGCGCCCGCGTGGTGCGCGACGATGCGCGCCAAAACACGCCCGTCATCAACGCTGCCGCCGCGCCGGTGCGGCGCGGCGAGCGCAAGCCCGGCACCGTGCGCCAGGCCATCGTCGTGCGCACCAGCAAGCAGGCGCGGCGCGAGGGCAACGTAGGCGTCTTCGTCAACGTGCGCCCGGCCAAGCGCGGCGGCCGCGGCGCCAAGAACCCGAACGATCCGTTCTACTGGCGCTGGCTGGAGTTCGGCACCAAGTTCATGCAGCCCAGGGGCTTTCTGCAGCGCGCCGCAGACCGCTTGCCCCAGGCGCTGCAGGTGTTCATCGCCCAGGCCGGCCGGCAGATTGAAAAACTCAACCGCCCCGGCGGCGGGGGCAGCCCATGAGCGCCGAACTGGAGTTCCGCAACCTGCTCACCAGCCACCCCGGCCTGGCCGCGCTGGTGGGCACGCGCATCGCCGAGGCGGCCGTGCCCGAGGGCGCCGTGCTGCCCTACGTGGCCTTCAACTCGCGCCACGACATCACGCACAACCTCCTCGGCCAGGTCATGTCTGACGAGGTGCAGTTCACCGTGCAGTGCTGGGCGGAGAGCGCCAGCGCCGCCGCCGCGGTGGCTGCCCAGGTGATGCTGGCCGTGACCGCCGCCGACGTGCAGCGCGGCGCCGCGGTGCTGAGCACCGAAACCGCGTACGACCCCGAACTGCGGCTTGATGCCGCCATCCTCACCGTCGAGTGGTGGGCGCTGTAGCGCCGCCCCCCACACCCCGCAGCCCAACCCCCAGCGGCCCGCCCGGCACCCAGCCGGCGCGGGCCGCGCCGCTTTCATCAACCGCCGGCCGCGCCGGCAATGCGAGAGGAGCATCTCATGCCCAACATCAGAGGGCGCGGCATCCGCGTCGAGATCGGTGCCACCTTCGGCACCGCCAAAGTCGTGACGGCCGTCACCAAGGCGAGCACCGGCGTGGCCACGAGCACCGCGCACGCCATGACGAACAACACCGTCGGCTACTTCCAGAACGTGGTCGGCATGGTGCAACTGGAGCGCCAGGCCTGCCGACTGAAGAACGTCGCCGCCAACGCCTTCGATCTGCAGGGCCTGAACACCACGCCCTTCACCGACTTCGTCTCGGGCGAGTTCATCAACGTGCTCACGTGGCAGACGCTGGCCGAATCCACCAACTACGAGCTCGGCGGCGGCACGGCCGAGCGGCTGAACGCCACGCGCCTGATCGACGTGATCGCGCAAGAGGAGCTCGGCAACCTGCCCGCACACACGCTGAGCATCGGCGTGCTGGCGCAGGACACCCCGCCCGCGGCCATGCTGCTGCTGGACAACGCCGCGCAGACGCAGGGCTTTGTGGTGGTGCGCATCACGCTGGCCAACGGTGCCGTGCGCGTGTGCACCGCCGAGCCCGGCCTGCCGGGTGAAAGCGTGCAGCAAGGCCAGCTCGCCACCGGCAACATCGAGTTCGCCGTCAAGGGCCTGGTGCTCAGGCTGGCGCCCTGAACGTGAGCGCCCCCGCAAAGCCCGCAGGCGCCTTCGACCCTGCCGACTACGTGGTGCGGCGCCTGCGCGAGCAGCGCCTGCGCTGGGTTGACGTCGGCCAGGGCCGCCAGGTGCAGGTGCTGATGCTGCGCGAGACCGAGATGGTCCGCCTGCGCCGCGACCCGCTGGTCGACATCGTGGTTGAACAGGTTGTTGACTGGCGCGGCTTCAGCGAGGCCGCCCTCTTCGGCGCACACGACGGCCCCAGCGACCCGCTGCCCTTCAGCCCCGCCGTCTGGGACGCCGTGGCGCGCGACAGCATCGAAATCGTCAGCCTCGTGGGCGACGTGCTGGTGCAGCACGCCACCGAGCAGATGGAGCAGAGGGCCGCCGCAAAAAAAGCCTGATCGCCCTCCTCGACGAACGGGCCGATGAAGACGGCTCTGAAGTGGAGGGCGCGGCGCTGCAGCAGCCCGACGCCGACGAAGCCACCGCCATCGCCGTGTTCCACGCGCTCAAAACCGGCCAGGGCGGCATTGACTGGGCGGGCCTGCCCACGATGTTGGAGTGGTTCGGCGTGTCTGACGTGGCCGGCCTGCTGCAGCGCCTGATCGTCATCAAGACCTACCGCAAACCCGCCGAGCGCAACGACGAATGAGCCACACCGCACCATGAGCAAGGGCCTCGCCACCCTCAGCATCAACCTCGAGGCGCGTCTGGCCGAGCTGCAGGCCGGCTTCGACAAGGCCGCCCGCATGGCCGAGAAAAACGCGTCTGCGGTCGAGGCGCGTTACAACCGGCTGGCCAGTGCGGCTGCCGGCGTGGGCACCGCCATCGCCGCGGCTTTCTCGACCACGGTGCTGGTGCAGTTCGCCCGCGCCACCATCAACGGCCTGGACGCCCTCAACGACCTGTCGGACGCCACCGGCGCCAGCATCGAGAACCTCTCGGCGCTCGAAGACATCGCCGCCCGCACCGGCACCACGTTCGACACCGTGGGCTCGGCCCTGGTGCGCTTCAACGCCGAGCTGGCCGGCGCAACGCAGGGCAGCCAAACCGCCGAGATCCTGCAGCGCATCGGCCTGAGCGCCGAAGAGCTGCGCCAGCAAGACCCCGCCGAGGCCCTGCGCCGCACCGCCGTAGCGCTGGCCGAGTTCGCCGACGACGGCGACAAGGCCCGGGCCGTGCAGGCGCTGTTCGGCAAGAGCGTGCGCGAGGTGGCGCCGTTGCTCAAAGACCTGGCCTCAGCCGGGCAGTTGAACGCCACAGTCACCACCGAGCAGGCCAAGGCCGCGGAGCGCTTCAACCTGCAGTTGGCAGATTTCACCAAAAGCAGCACCGACGCAGCGCGGCAAGTGGCCGGCCCCCTGCTGACGGCCATGAACCAACTGTTCGACGCGGTTGAGGGCCGCGGCATCGCAGGGTTCGACCGGCTCAGCGACGCCATCCGGGTGCCTGTGCAGGCCCTCAGCGTGCTCGGCGCGAACGTGTCGTTCGTGCTCAAGGGCATTGGAACCGAGCTCGGCGGCCTGGCTGCGCAGGGCGCGGCACTGGCCCGGGGCGACTTCGCGGGCTTTGCCGTCATCGGCGAAGCCATGCGCGCCGACGCAGCGGCGGCCCGCCGCGAGTTCGACGCCCTGGAGCGCCGCCTGATGGGCATCGGCAACGGCTTGCCGCAGGCCAGCTACAGCAACGAAGGGCGCTTTGCCAACTTGCCGCGCGGCATCGGCGGGTTGCCAGACCTCACGCGCCCCGCCAAACCCGCCGCCCAGCCCTCCGCCGAGCTCTTCGGCCCGCTGCTCGATCCCGTCACCGAGGCCGCCCTCAAGCGGCTGGAAAACACCGACACCGCCCGCATCGCCGCCCTGAGCGCCGAGCTTGAGCGCCTCATCGTCATCGGCGGCGACACCTCCACCGGCAAGCAGGGCGAGGCCTTGAGCGCGGTGCGTGACGAGCTCGCCAAGCTCGACCCCGAACAAGTCAAAGCCGCCGCCAGCCGCGCCCGCCTGAACCAGCTGCTGGCCGAAACGCCCACCGGCCGGCTCAACACCGTGCTGGCCGATATCGAGCTGCTGAACGCCGAGTTCGCAAAGAGCCCCGAGCTCGTGGAGCAGTGGGCCGAGGCCGTGCGCAGCGTGACGGCCCGCCTGCCGCGCGACACCGAAAAAGCCCTCGACGAGCTCAGCGAGTTCACCAAGCAGTTCCAGCGCAACGTGCAAGACGTGCTCGGCGACAACATCGCCAGCGCCCTGAAGGGCGACTTCGACAGCATCGAAGACGCCTGGAAGACCATGCTCCTGAACATGGCCGCGCAGGCCGCTGCCGCCGAGCTGGCCAAGGGCTTGTTCGGCGCTGACGGCCGCGGCGGCTGGCTTGCCAGCCTGCCCAGCATCCTGGGCTTCGCCAAGGGCGGCGCCTTCAGCCAGGGCCAGCCCGTCACCGCCTTCGCCGACGGCGGCGTGCTCAGCCGCCCCACGTTCTTTGGCATGGGCGGCGGCCGCATGGGCGTGGCCGGCGAGGCCGGCGCCGAGGGCATCTTGCCCCTGCGCCGCGGCCGCGGTGGAAAGCTGGGTGTTGAGGCCTACGGCGGCGGCGGCACCACCAACATCTACAACGTGGCCGCGGGCGTCACGCGCACCGAGCTTGTCAGCGCGCTGCAGCTCATGAGCCAGCAGACCGAGGCGCGCGTCATGTCCAACCTCCGCAGCGCCCGGGTGCTCTGACCATGCCCACCATCGACTGGCCCGAGGCCCTCATCCCCCAAAGCGCGCAGCTCACCCTGCGCAAGGCCGGCGCGCAGTTCGCCAGCCCCTTCAACGGCACCACGCAGGCCGTCGACTTCCTGGCCGAGCGCTGGACGCTGAGCGCCAGCCTGGCGCAGATGTCCGCCCGCAACCCGCGCGGGGTGGATGCCTTCTGCAACACCCTGGCCGGCGGGGTGGAGCGGGTGAGGGTGTGGCCGTTTCACCAACCGCAGCCCCGTGGAAGCCTGCGCTGGCAGCCGGTGGTCGGCTCGCTGGCCGCTGCCCGCGGCGACCAGCTTCTGGTGCTGTCCAGCGCCCTCGGTGCCAATCTCCTGTTGGGCGGAAGTTTCGAGTTTGACTCCAACGCCGACGGCTTGGCAGATGGGTGGCTGCCCATCCAAACCGGGTCGGTCTCTTCGGTGGTCAGGAGCCTGCAGACCGCTGTGCCTATGGATGGAAGCAACGAACAAGGCGTCGATTGCGTCTTTGGCGCGCCTGGGGCCACGGTAGGCATCGAGCGCTTTGTGCCGCTCTTGCCAGGCCCCGGCACGTACACCGTGCGCGCGCAGGTGCGCGGCGGCGGCGAGGCGCAGCAGTTCCGCATCCTCGTTGAACCGCGTGATGTGAATTCCGTAATCATCCCTCCTGGCATCACGGTAGTGCAGGATGGGCTGCCGGGCTCCCCGCAGGTTGTCGGGGGCACCTTTGTCGCGCCTCCGGGGTCGGTGGCGTGCACGATACGCCTTGAGATGGTGGCGCTAAACAGCGGCACGCCGGCAAATATCCGCTGGGATGGGGTGGCCTTGGTCGGCGGCTCGCCTGGCCTGGCCTGGCCCGGGCGAGCAACCCTGCGGCAGGGCGACTACCTGGGTGCTGGTGGGCAACTGTTCATGTGCGCGGCCGACTGCCAGGCCAACGACGCCGGCGGGCTGAGCGTGCCCGTTGTTAACCGCGTCCGCGCCCCCATCGCAGCCGGCAGCCCCGTCACCTGGTACCGCCCCACCTGCGAGATGATGCTGCCCGCCATGCAGGCCGGCCCCGTGCGCCGAGCGGGCGCCATCGAAAGCACCGCGCTTGACTTCGTGGAGGTGTGGTGATGCGCACCATCGCCCCCGCCGCCCAGGCCGTGCTGGCCGGCCCCGTGGTGCCCATGGCGCTGCTGCTCGATCTGGCCTTTGCCACGCCCGTGCGGCTGTGCACCGGCAGCGTGGCCATCCAGTGGGCGGGCAACCTGTACTTCGGCACCGGCACGCTCGGCGCGGTGGATGCCGTCACCGACGAGGTGCAAAGCACCCAGGGCCTGCGCTTCACGCTCAGCGGCGTGCCGCAAGACAGCATCGCGCTGGCGCTGGGCGAAACCGTGCGCGGCACCGGGTGCGTGCTGCGCCTGGTGATCCTGGACCCCACCACCCACGCCGTGCTCGATGCGCCCACCGTGTTTGCCGGCACGCTGGACACCATGGCCGTGAGCCACGGCGCTGAGGACTGCACCATCGCCGTCACCGCCAGCCACCGCGGCGACACCTACCGCCGCGCCAAACCGCTGCGCTACACCGACGGCGACCAGCAGCTGCTCCACCCCGGCGACACCAGCCTGCGCTACGTGCTCAGCCAAGCCAACGCGCAAGACGTGTGGCCCGCCGCGAGCTTCTTCCGGCAATGAGCGCACTGCCCGCCCACCGCCTGCGCGACTGGCCCGAGCGCCTGGCGGCGCTGTTTGCTGCCCGCGCCGCCGAGCCCTTTGCCTGGGGCCGGCACGACTGCTGCCTCTTCGCGGCCGATGCCGTGCTGGCCGTAACCGGGCACGACCCCGCCGCCGATCTGCGCGGCGCCTACACCACCGCCGCCGGTGCGGCCCGCGTGCTCGAGCCCTTCGGCGGCGTGGCCGGCGTGGCCATCGCCCGCGCCGGCCGCGTGGTGCCCGTGGCGCTGGCCCAGCCCGGCGACGTAGGCCTGAGCCACCAAGACCCCGCCCGCCCCACCCTGGCCGTATGGGGCGGCGGCGCCTGGCACGCTGCCGGCGCCGTGGGCGTGGTGGTGGTGCCCACCGAAACCGTGGTGCGCGCCTGGCGCTGCACCGCCGACACCCCCGGAGCCTGACGCCGTGCCGCAAGCCGTAGCCACGTGGATCGCCACGTACACGCTCACCGCCACGAGCGTGCTCACGTACTCGCAGATTCTCGCGCTCACCTACACCGCCTTCGCCGCGGCCACCATCACCTACGGCAACCACCAGCGCCGCAAGCAGCAGCGCGCCGCGCGCAACGCCTTCAACGCCAGCGTCGAAGACCGCCTGGTGATGACGGCCACCGCCCAGGCCGCCCGCAGCCGCGTGTACGGCCGCGTGCGGAACGTCGACGGGGTGGTCTTCAAGCACACCCACGGCGCCAACAAGCAGTTCTACACCCTCGTCATCGCCCTGGCCGGCCACGAGGTAGACGCCATCGAACAGGTGTGGTTCAACGACGTGCCTGTGGCGCTTGACGGGGACGGCTACGTCACCACCGCGCCCTGGAACATCACCCAGCCCTTCGGCAGCACGCTGAGCATGACGGTGGCCGGCGGCGCCGGCAGCGTGACGCTGCCGCCGGGGTTTCAGAGCAGCGTGCCGCCCGTGGCGCTGCTTGAGGGCGCGGATGGCTTCAGCTACCAGGTCGGCGGCACCGTCGCAGGGAACGTGTTCAGCGTCACGGGCGCCGCGTTTGATGGCCTGTACCGCGTCATGTTCCAAGAGGCCTACACCGAAAGCCGCGCCCGCGTGCGCCGCTACACCGGCGCCCCGGGGCAGAACCTCTACAACGACCTCACCGCGCTGGTGGGCGCCGCCGTAGGCCCGAGCGACCGCTTCGAGGGCTTTGCCGCGCTGCTCGTCACGCTGCAGTACGACCAAGACGCCTTTCCGACCGGCGTGCCGAACATCAGCGCCGTCATGCGCGGCGCCCGCGTGTTTGACCCCCGCACCAGCACCACCGCCTGGACAGAAAACCCCGCCCTCATCGCCCGCGACTGGAGCCTGCACCCCCACGGCGGCGGCTGCGTGGCGGCCGAGATCAACGAGCCCGCCTTCATCGCCGCGGCCAACGCGTGCGATGTCTCCACCATCTTCGCGCTGCCGCAGGGCGGCCCCACCGTGCGCCCGCTGTACCAGTGCGGCATTGTCATCCCGCTCGATGCCAACCCCGACGAGGCCCTGGGCGAGCTCTGCGAGGCCATGGCCGGCCAGTGGGGCTGGGCCGGCGGGCGCCTGAGCGTGCGCGCCGGTGTGTACCGCGCCCCCGTGGCCACCGTCACCGAAGACTGGGTCACCAGCGTCGAAGCCATCCAAATCACGCCCGGCGCCAGCACCGCCGAGGCCGTCAACGTGCTGCGCCCCACCTATGCCGACCAGGGCCAGGGCTACGTGCAGACCCCCGGCCCCGAGGTGCGCGCCGCCGCCTACGTCACGGCCGACGGCCGCGAGCTGGTGCAAGAGCTGCAGCTCGGCGGCGTCACGCACAGCGTGCACGCGCAGCACGTGTGCGGCGTGCTGCTGCGCGAGGCGCGCGAGGCCCTCACCGTGCAGCTGCCGTGCAACCTGCGCGCCTACCCGCTCGAGCTGTTCGACGTGGTGTCTGTCACCCTGCCGCGCTTTGGCTGGGCAGCCAAGCTCTTCGAGGTGGTGGCCTGGCGCTTCAGCCCGGCCGGCGGCGTGCTGCTCACCCTGCGCGAAACCGCCGCCGCCAACTACACCGTGGCGGCCGAGTTCGACGTGCTCACCGCCAGCCCCAACACCGGCCTGGCCCGCCCCGAGGCGCCGCCCGCCATCACCGGGCTGGCCGCCACCAGCGGCGGCGTGGCGCAGATCGACGGCAGCAGCCTCGCGCGCATCCGCGTCACCTGGGCGCCCGTGGCCAGCGAGGCCGTGCGCCAAAGCGGCAGCATCGAGCTGCAAGTGGCCGAGGTCTACGCCGGCCTGCCTGCGGGCGACTGGCCCGCCGTGCCGCCCGCCGCCGGCCGCGCCGTGGCGGCCGACATCTTTGGCCAGCGCATCGGCCGCCTCGTGGCCATCCGCGCCCGCGCCGTCAACACACTCGGCATGCGCGGCCCGTGGGTGCAGATCACCCACCAGGTGAGCGGCCGCCGCGCCCCCGTGGTGTGGCGCCAGGCCACCGCCCCTGCCGACGCCAGCGTGCAAGACAACGACGAGTGGGTCGACACCGACGACGCCAACCGCCGCTACCTGCGCGCCGGCGGCGCCTGGGTAGACGTGCGCGACGCCACCATCGCCACAGCCGCCACCACAGCCAACTGGACGGGCGTGAGCAGCCGGCCGGCGAACCTGGCGGGGCTGGGGGGTGGGGAGACGATCCTGAACGACGCCACACGTCCAGGCGCTGGCAACCAGTACCGCAACACCGACTTCGAGCTTGAGCCTGTTGGGCACACTGGCCCGCCCACGTGGTTCGCGCACTACAACAACGGCGGATACCCGGCGAGTCACCTTATCAGTGCCGGCGGCCCCATCGGCAATGCCAAGGTCTGGCGCATAACGCCCGGCGTGGATGTGTTCAACACCTGGGGATTCCTGCTGTTCGCGGATGGCTGGACGGGCTGGCGCAACCACCTGTTCTACGTCTGGAGCTTCTATGCTCGCGCCCCGTCTGGCGGCAACATCGTCGGCGCTGGGTTCTATGGGGCGTGGAACCAGTCGCCACAATCTCAGGAGTGGCTCGAAAACCCCCCGCTGTCTACGGCTTGGCAGCGCTACGTGCTGCGCATCAATTTCGTGAACGCGGCCATTGACCCCAACGGGTTCGTGTCGATCAACGTCGGTCCGCTGGCCGGCGTGCCGCTGGAGTTCTCGTGCATCGCAGTTGAGCCAGGCCTTACTCCGTCTGGCTGGGCGCCGTACCAGTACGTCCACAACAACAGGCTGTACGGGCTCGGCACGGCAGGCTCGGGCACAGAAGTGGCGAACGCCGCACTGGTGCCCTCAATCAACTCCGCCGCCACCACGGCGAACTGGGCTTCCGTGGCGGCTCGGCCCAGCAACATCGCAGCGCTCAGCGGCGGGGAGGCGATCCGCAACGACCAGATCGGCGTGAGCGGCGGCGTGCTTACCGGCATCGGCACGGCGGGCGTGCAGGTGGACAACAGTTATGCGCCCATTGGTCAAAACAGGGTGCCCAACAGCGAGCAGTCTCTGCGGCCGGTGTTCGGCCGCGCCTACACACCGAACGGCGGCACGTTCGACCCCAACGTTACGGGCCTGTCTCGTACCGTTGGCCCGGCGCAGGGCTGGACATCAACCAACTACCTGATGCCCGGCACCGGAACCGACGTATGGGTGCTGCGCCAAAACGGCGCGTCTACCGGATCGGCAGACAGCGACACCATTGCCGGCAAGCTGATGGCGTGCGATGTGCCTGTGCTGGAGGCCAGCATTGGGGCAGAGGCTAGGGTGCAGGTCATCCCCGGCCAGCGCTACTGTTTTTCGGTGTACAGCTCGGAGCACCGCTGCAACATCCGCCTGTACATCGCCTTTGTTGACCTTTCGGGCATCACGATCGCTTACGTTCCAACGGGCGACATCGTTGGCGTCGAAACCGTGACGCACTCACTCGCCGTGATGAACCGCCGCCACCTCTTCGCTGTGGCCCCGGCTAATGCAGTGGCGGCGTGGTGCTTCGTGCGCAAGAGCACCCACACGGGCGGCGACTGGGACAGCTACCTGTTCCTCGCGGCGCCCGTTTTCGAAGCCGCCGCGCCCAACCAGACCGGCCCGTCGCCCTACCAGCCGGGGCCAGTGGTGAGCACCCGCGAACTCGGCTACACCGGCGACCTCAACGCCACCCTAGGCGCCCCCGCCGGCACGCCCGTGGGCTCGATCCTGGCCGAGCAGGTTGAGTCCCAAACCGGCGCCGCAGCCAAAGCCACCGCGGCGCGGGTGGCGGCTGAGGCAGCGGCTGCAGCCGATGCAGCGGCCAAGGCCAACCTCGCCGAAGTCACCGCCAAAGCCTACGCCGACGGCATTGTCGACGCCGAAGAGGCCCGCGCCATCGCCGACGCGCAAGCCAAAGCCAACGCGGCCCAGGCCGCCGCCATCGCCGCCGCAGCCGCAGACGCCACGGCCAAGGCCAATGCGGCGCAGACAGGGGCGCAAAGCTACTCCGACGTTTTGGTCGCAAGCCTCGGCAGCCTCAGCGTCAGCATCAGCGTGGGCAACATCAGCCAAACCGTGCCGCCTGGAGCAACGTTTGCGCCGGGCGTCATCGGCACCCGCACCGCCAGCGCCACGGGCGGCACGGCACCCATCAGCTACATGTGGCAACTCATCGACGCGAGCCAGCAGACCAACGCCTCGATTTGGCTCTCGTCCGGCTCCAACGCCGCCACGGCACAGCTATCGGCGCAGTGCCTATCCGGCGGCCAGGCCACCGTCATTGCCAGAGTCACCGCCCGCGATGCCCGCGGCACCGTCGCCTCGGCGCAGATCACGGCCTCGATCCTGAGCCTGACATGACACTCCACTACGCCATTACCCAAGGCGCCGACGTGATCGGCGTGCAGCAGGCCAGCAACCCCGAGGGCCTGCCGCCCGGCGCCGTGCCACTGCCCGCCTGGGCCGGTTGGCCGCTGCGCCCAAGCCCGAGCCACCGTCTGCACGCGGTGGCCGGCGCCTTGAAGTGGGTAGACCCGCGCACCCTCCCCGAAGCCCGCGCCGCCCGCATCCAGGCCCTGCGCGACGCCCGCGAGGCCGCCATCACGGCCGGCTTCAGCTGGGACAGCTCACTGTTCGACGCCGCCCAGCTCAGCCAAACCAGGCTGCTCGGCCTCTACATCTCATCACAGTCGCCCAGCTTCGCCCCCCAGCCCTGGCGCCTGGCCGACAACACCTGGCGCACCCTCACGGCCGCATGCGTGGCCGGTGTCTGCGCCGCGTTGCAGGCGCACGTGCGCGCGCAGTTCGCCCAGTTTGCGGCGCGCGAGGCGGCCGTCAACGCAGCCAGCAGCATCGCCGAGATCGACGCGGTGGCGTGGGAGGCGTAGCCCAGCGCTCAAGCCACCGCACCCCAGTCATCAAAAACCCGCAGAGCGCGCCCCATGAGGCGCCCGCACCACATCACCGTGAGGGGCCACACATGAGGCTCGATCCAGCATCAGGACAACCCGCCATGGCCGAACCTGCAACCACCACCGCCGCCAGCATGGCCGCCGCCGCGTCCGGCGTCACCATGGCCCTGCTCGGCGTGGACTACCACTCCGTGCTCTACGGCCTCATCGGCGCGCTCATCGCCGTCAGCCAGAGCCAGCACACCAGCCGCTGGCGGGCCGTCGTCAGCGTGGTGCTGTCCACCGTCACCGGCGCCGTGCTGGGCACTGCCGTCGTGCAGGCGCTGGGCCTCGAAGGCCGCGCGTCACTGCTGCTGGGCTGCATCGTGGGCGGCGCGGGCGCGCAGGCCCTGGTGCTGGGCCTCGTCCGCGCGGCCGGCTCGCGCATTGAGCGCCTGGGAGACAAGCAATGAGCGCCCACTACCTGCTGCTGCTGCCCATCGCCTACGTGCTGCTGGCCTGCGTGTGCCGCCTCAACCTGATGACGCCCGGCAGCAGCCGCCTGGCGTGGCGCGTGGCCTACGTGGCGCTGGCCGCCTGGACGGGCGCCGTAGCGGCCGACCTGGCCACAGCCGGCGCCGTGCCCCTGCGCGACGCGCTGGGCGTGCTGGCCATGGCCCTGTACATGCACCTCACGCGCCGCCGCTGGGCCAACGGCGTGCCCGAGGTGGCGCAGCGCAACAGCGGAGTCTGACGTGACGGCCGCCCCCGCCCCCGCCCGCGTCGAGATCGTCACCCAGCCCGGCCAGCCGCCCGACGTGGCCGCGGGGCTTGTGCACGAACGGGCCATCGCCCCCGCCCTGGCCCTGCTGCCCGGCGCCATGGACACCCCCGAGGCCCGCGTCATGCTGCTGGCCATGGGGCTGCAAGAGTCTCGCCTGACGGCCCGCCGCCAGCTGGTGGGCACGCCCCCGCGCCCCACTGGCCCGGCCACCGGGCTGTGGCAGTTCGAGCAGGGCGGCGGCGTGGTGGGCGTGCTGCAGCACGACGCCAGCCGCTACTGGATGCACCGCGTGTGCCACGAACGCGGCGTGCAGCCCGTGCCCCGCGCCGTGTGGCAGGCCCTGCAGCACGACGACATCCTCGCTGCGGCTGCGGCGCGGCTGCTGCTCTTTACCGACGCGCGGCGCCTGCCCGACCTGGGCGACGAGCTCGCGGCGTGGCAGGGCTACATCCGCACATGGCGGCCCGGGCGCCCGCACCGCATCACCTGGCCTGGCCTGTACGCCGTGGCACTGGCTGAAGTGGTGCCGGCGTGAGGGTGGCCGCTGTGGCGGCGCTGGTGGCCTGCGCGGCGGGCTTCGGCGGCGCTTGGTGGCTGCAGGGCGTGCGCTGGGATGCCGCAGACGGCCGGCGCGCGGCGGCCGATGCCGAGAGCCAGCGCCTGGCGCAGCGCGCCGCCGACGGCGCGGCGGCCCGCTTCGAGGGCGACCGCGCCCGCCTCGCGGCGCAGCGCCGCATCATCACCCGGGAGGTCGAACGTGTCATCACTGTCGACGCGGCTGCTGCCGCTGCTGTGTGCCTGTCTGATGACGGCCTGCGCCTCATCGCCCGCGCCGTCGGCGCCGACGATCCCGGCCAGCCTGCGCCAGCCGTGCCCACCGCTGACCCCGCCCGCTGACGGCACCGGCGCCGCCGTGCTGCGCACGATGGTCGAGTGGGCGGCGCTGTACCGCGAATGCGCGGCGCGGGTTGAGGGGTGGCGGGCGGCTATCCCTCAGCCTTGAGCCGCTCGGCCAGGGCGCAGGTGTCAAGCCATTCTTGACAGCTGGCGCTGTGCGGGGGATTCCTCCCGATCCGGCGCGAAATCGGCTCGATCCGCGGATCCCGCGTAGCGCAGCCACCTAGGAAGGGCACCGACGCGCGGCGCGCGCTTCGTGTTCGAAATCCGGCGTACGGGTCCTCCCGTACCGAGGGTTCGAATCCCTCCCTCTCCGCCAAGTGTGCGGGGCGATCCTCCCGGATCAGGCCCGCCGTTTGGTACCAATCAGCCCCACGGCGCCTGCCAGCGTGTCGGCCGTCAGGTGGCTGTAGCGCTGGGTGCTGCGGCTGTCGCGGTGGCCCAGCACCTTGCCGACCACGAAGAGGTCGACCCCGGCGTTGACCATTTCCGAGGCGGCTGAGTGCCGCAGGTCGTGCAGGGTGACGTGCTCCATGCCCACCCGGGCGCGCGCCCGCTGCCACGCCCGCTGAATCGTGATCTTCGGCGACTTCAGCGGCAGGAACCGCAACAGGTGGCGGATCTTCGGGTGCACCGGCACGGCGCGGCGGTCGCCGTTCTTGGTGTCGTGCAGCACCAGGGCATCGCCCTCGGGCTGTACGCGCAGCAGCTCGCCCAGGCGCAGGCCGCTGTAGAAGGCCACGCGGATGGCGACCTGCGTCTCCCAGTGGGTGCACGCTCGGCAAGCCTGCAGCATGGCCTTGCGGCCGATGTACACCTGCCGCTCGTTGTTGACCCTCGGCAGCTGCATGCGCGTCGTGGGGTCTTCGCGCACCAGCCCGTGCGCCTTCCAGGCCCACCGGCAGGCGGCCTTGAGCACGGCCAGGCGGTTGCGCACGGTAGCGGGTGCTACCTCAGCCCTCTCCGCCACTTCCCGCGCCACTGCGGGCAGCGCAGACAGGGGCTTGCCGGTGTAGGCCCAGGCGATGGCACCCAAGTGCTCGGCGGTGGCCTTGTAGCTCTTCAGGCCCGTCTTGTCGCGCAGGTACAGGACGACGGCCTCGTCGATCAGGGGGTCGCGTTGCTCGAGGCCAGCCGCAGCGGCGTAGAGACGCCCGCCTTCTTTCCGGTCGTAGGCGTCAGCCTGGGCTTGACTCCAACCCCGCGGAAGAAGGCGGCTAAGTCGGTGCCTGCGACCTTCAATGACGCGGTCGAACTCGTAGCGCCAGCGCTTGTTGCGGGTGTCCCAGCGGATCGACATGATGCGAGGTAGGCGGCAACGTCGTCGGGGTGGAAGCGCACGGCGCCGCGGCCCGCGCCGAGCCGGTAGCGCGGCAGGGCCGACTCTGGCACGTCATAGACCGCCCGAGGCGACAGGCCGAGCATCGGCCCGACCTGCTTGGCCGTGAGCAGGGAGCCGGAGGATACGGCGGATGCGCTGGTTGCGGTCACCAATCGCTCACTGCAAGCGCCGCGCGCCCATCGTCGGCGGCAGGCTGTCGGCCAGGCTGTGGAGCAGCGTCTTGAGCGCTGCGCAGTCGGTGACGTTGCCGGCCTCGTCAAGCTGGCGCCATGAGATGTAGCCTCGGCGGGGCTCGAACGTCACCAGCTCGCCGCCAGCGCTGCGCAGGTCAACCGTGAAGGGCTGGCGCGCGTCGGTACACGGCTCGCGGTCCGGCATGCCTGCATCGCGATCGGCTTGAGCGCGGCCCTCCGCAGCCCGCCATCGGCAGTTGGCAGAGTGGCGGGCAGCGGCTGATCGGGTGCGGAATCGCATGGCGCAAAGTTTCTAGATGTTGCCTACCACACGTTAGGCCACGCAACACCAGCAAGGCGGCGCGTCCAACCTTCAGCCCACAGCGCGGTGGGGCCGTTCACGCCATCACCGTCAGGCGTTGCCCCGTGCACGTCGATCAAGCGCACTTCCTGAGCGAGCAGCAGCAGCGGCACAAGCTGCGCCTTCAGCGCGGTCAACTCGGCGCGCATCTCGCGCACGCACTCCGGGCACCCCCAGGCGTTGTGCGGCATGGCCTCACCGTGGGTCTTGCATGTCCACCAGTTCGGTAGCGCCGCCATCGCTACAAGCTCCGTCACTTCTACCTCGAATCCGGTGGTAGCGCGTATGGTTGCCAAGTCAAGCTCGCTGGGCTGGTTAGTCCAAGCACAGCCGTCATCAGGGCTGCCAGCCTTTGCCACCCACCACGCGCGTGGCCTAACCCCTCGCTCAAGCTGACCCGCTACGGCAGAGTTGCCCTGCGGTTCTTCGGTCATGTCAATTCTCCTTCGCCCCGCAGGGCAACGCCGCCTCCGCGGGCAGCTTAGCTCGAACGTTAGGCGCCCGCTGCGGGCCAACCGGTATGCCAGCGTGGCTCAACTTTGTCTGCTCCGAAACTGGCGCCTTGCATCGTCGGCAGTTGTCGGGGTCGGTACACCAGTCGCGGTCGTCTAGCTGCTTGGCCCGCTCCAGCGCTCGCAAGCACGTCGGGCACGTCACCAAGCGCATGCCGCTGTAGCTCCATCCGGCACTGCGCGGCCCAGGCTTCGCGCCGCATAGAGCGCGCTGGATCGCGTAGCCGTTGCGCGCCAGGTCGTCGGTGTACGGCACCGCGTGGACGCGCACGCCTTGGCCGCGCTCGTATCCGTTGGCGCACCGGCCAGCCAGTGAGGCGGGCAACGTGGGGCGCGCTCCGGCACCAGCGCCTAACCCCTCGCTCGAAGCCGACCCCAAGGGGCCGGCAACTTTGTCTGCTTCCATGTCAGTTCCTTTCGGCCCCTTGGGGCGGTTCAGCTCGAACGTTGTGCGGCGTGGGAAGCTCCCAGGCGTGCGTAGGCCACCAATCTCCGGTGCCGCGCGGGCACGCTTCGCGGATCAACCACGGCACCAGCTTGGTTTCCCACTCCTGCCGCCCTATCCAGCCGCCCACGCAGATGGCGTTGATGTCGAACACCTCGTCACCAGCCACGGCCACCCAATGCGTTTGCCGGTAGCGCGCGGCCATCGGCACGCCCGGTTGTGTCCACGGGCCAGCCCACTGCACGCGCATCAGCCCGAAGTCCAGGCGGCACCGCCCTGGTTGGTCGCTGCGGTAGGTCTGCCGGTGGCGCACGCCGTGGGCGCGCAGCACGTCGGCCATCAGCGTCGGGTTGGTGTAGCCCTTGGCCTCGAAGTCGCCCATCTTCGGGCGCAGCTCTTCGGGCGTCAGGTCCAGCACCGCGCACAGCGCCCCTGGGCCGCAGTTGAAGCCCCACGCTTCGGCGGCAGCATTGGCTTCCTGCACGCCAAACACCGCGCGCCGCCGCACAACACGCTGGTCAACCGGACCCGCGTCGGCGGCCGGCAGTGTCTCAATTGCATGCGCCATCAGCGCCTCCTTGGTCCGGTTACCAGCACGTTAGGCCCGCAGTCTGTCGGCCACCCGCGTGGCATAGCCGGCAATGTCCACCCATGAATCGTCGTAGTGCGGGTCGCCGCAGAGGATGCGGCTGATCTTGTGCGCGTTCATTTCCAGCGCCTCTTTCATGTCGGGGTCCAGCGCTTCCCACTTCGGGCCGCTTCGCATCACTGCCTTCAGGGCCTGCGACAGCGCGGCGTTGTCCTTGAATGCGCCGTACCGTGCGCCTCGGTCGGCCAGCAGCGGGTCGGCGTGCTGGTCAGGCGCCAGCGGGCCGAATGTCTCGGCCTGGTGTTGTTGGTCGGCAGTCATTTGCAGTTGGTTCTCCATCATGGTCACGCTCCGGCCACAGCGGGCCTAACTGGTCGCTCAAGGCGACCTCCTACGGCGCTTCGCGCCTACGTCGGCGCCTTAGCTCGAACGTTAGGCTTCAGCGTGGCGTACCGAGCAAGGAATGCCTCGCGTGCTTGGCGCGGTGGCATCGGCTGGATGCGCTCCTGCAGCGGCTCTGCGCCGCCGGTGAACGTCCAGCAGTGGCCATCGGCGTGCATCAGGTCGCGCTGCTCGGTGCGCAGTAGCACTCGGTCCGCCTGCTTCACACTTTCCGGCAACTTGGCTGGAAGGCCAAAGCGGCGGAACACCGCAGCCTCTACACGGTCTTCCACGCGCGCATAGTCCGGCAGAAGCACCTTCAGCGGCTTCGAGACATCGCCCACGAACGCCTCGGGCGCATCGTGGAGAAGACCGGCCAGCGCGTCCTCGGGCGGCACTGCGTAGCTCACCAGCACCGAATGCTGGGCCACGCTGTAGAACTCGCGGCAGTGCCCCGTGAAGCGACAGATGTGCGATAGCGCGTGCGCGATGTCCTCGATGTCGAACTCGCAGTCTTCAGGCGCTTCGAGGTCGAAGTACCGACCACTTGAAAGCAGGATCGTCGGGCCTTTGATCGTCGTCACTGTCATTTCGTTTCTCCTGGGCCGAAGCCCAACTAGTCGTTCGAGCCGACCGAGTACGGCGGCTCAACTCCAACGTTAGGCGCTTTCAGGTGCGCCGCGTGTAGATCGCCGCGACGATGGCAGACACTCCGCCCATTGCAGCGGCTTGCCACCACTCAATCAGGCCCGGGTGCATCGTGCGCAGCGTCACCCACACGCAAACCACGGCGGCGGTGTATTGCACAGCCCCAAGCGCTCGCAACGCCCAATCGCTACGGCTACGCGCGCCTAACCCCTCGCTCAACCCGCGACCTGCGTCGGCGTTGTTGCTCGGGTTCGCTTCGTCACTCATGGCTCACGCCTCCTTGTCGGGGTTAGCTCGAACGTTCGGCTGCATGAATTCCCCGCGCCACCGCATGCGCCCCTTCAACACGCGGCGGTCCATGTCGCTGAATCCGCGGCTCGCCGCAGGCACCATGTCTTCGGCCTTGTTCAGCAGCGCAAAGCGGATCGCCTCGGCCGAGCTACCGATCAGGCTCGCATAAAGCGGGAACACCGAGTCGGCGCCGAACAGGAACTGGATGGCCTCCTGCGCTTCGCTGTCCAAGTTTCGTTCCTTGCGCTTTTCATCGGCCGTCATCGGCTTGCAGGCGTCCTTGATGGCCTGCGCAATCACTGCGGCCAGCAGCCGCGCGCAGGCGGCGGTTTGTGCGTCAGTGGTCTGGCGCGTCGAAACAAAGTCAATCATCGTGGTCATTCCCGGCATGCAGCCGAACTGTCGGTTCAAGCGGACGGCCCACGGCCGTCCTGTGGTTATCGAAAGGTCAAGCGGGGCCGCCGCTTAACCTGGCGTTCGGCCTCTAGTGGCCCACCGTCAGGATGCGGTCCGGGTGCACCTTCTCAGCCAGCTCGCTGATCGGGTCAATGCTCTGGTGCGCGTGCTCGGGCATCGGCTCCACGTCGAACCATTCCCCGTGCTCGCCGATCCGTTCGTACAGCCACGCCGCGAAGTTCTCCGGCGTCACCTCGTCGCCAGTCACGGCCGCAAGCGCCGGGAACTGCGCCAGCAAGTGAGGCTTGCTCTCGGTCATCACGCGGCCGAGCTGGTGCGTCCATACGGGCTCGCCAGCGAGGTGCTGCGCGATCTTGTAGATGTCGTCCATCTGGCACAGCAGCTTGCCGGTCGTCATGCTCAGTACGGCGCCGAGGTGGAATCGTTGCGTTGTCATCGTCAGTCCTTTTCGCTTCGGAGCCAGAGGCCTAACCCTTCGCTCAAGCTGACCCGCCTACGGCGGGCAGCTTAGCTCGAACGTTAGGCAGCGCCAATTCAGCGGTCCAGCGCCGCCAGCGCTTCGCGGGCCGCCTTTATCTCGTCGCTGTGGATCGGCTCGCAAACCCACTCCACGCCGTCTTCACGCCCCTTGCCAATGTGCATAAGCATGTCGCGCAGCGCCTCGGCCAATGCGTCGGCCTTCAGTGCAAGCTCTGCCGCCGCATGGCGGGCATCTCGGTGGCCTAGTCGGTAGGCATGCACAAGCCCATCGGCCTTTTCCAAGTCGTGCGGCGTCTTGGCCGGAATGTTCATGATCTTGCCATGCAGGTTCATCTTCGATCCTTGGTTTGTTATCCACCAGGCGCTGCCTAACTACTCGCTCAAGCTGACCCGCCTACGGCGGGCAGCTTAGCTCGAACGTTAGGCATCACCAAGCAGCCGCAGTGCGGCGCGCAAGCAATCTCTGCAAACGCAGGCTGTGGAACTGTCGTAGCCCGGCGGCTCGCCAAGTCTGACGACTTCCCACGTTTCTTTACCGCATTCGTCGCAAGCCCGTTCGCACACCCAAGATGAGTTCCCGATGATCTCGGCCACATCTGCGGCTGTGGCCGTATCTTGGTCAAGCGCCATCAGTTCAGCGCCAACGCGCCGACTGCGCTTATCGTCACGGTAAGTGCCGTCTAGGCCATACATATGCACCCAGCGCCGTATCGCGTTCTTTACCTGCGTGCGTTCGTCCAAAACTATCATCGGTAATCTCCCAAAGTGATGCCTAACCCCTCGCTCAAGCTGACCCGCCTACGGCGGGCAGCTTAGCTCGAACGTTAGGCTTCTAGTAGCCCCACGAGCACCATTCACAGCGCGGCTCGCCGTACAGGTGCCAGCCGTTGCATCGCTTGATGGGCGTCAGGTGGTGGGCACGCAGCGCACCGTCGTCCGCACCGTCGCGCGCCCCAGCAGCCCCGCAGGGCTCGCCAGTAAAAACGCGCGCCGGCTGGCCGCCAACGCGGGTTTCCTCGGTCACTTCGCGGTCTTGCCGGCTGTACGTGCCGGCCGCTTTCGGGCCTCGGGTTACGTCCCCAGGTCCGGGCTGTTGCCGCGCCATGTGCCCACCCCTCACGCTCATCGTCGCTCCTTGAATTCACCTCGCTCCGGCCCCGGCCGAACTACTCGCTCAAGCTGACCCAAAGGGGCAGGCGGCTTGCATCTCGTTGCTTTGGCCACTTGGTTGATTGGCGTGCTTCACGCGACCTGCCTTTGCAGCCGTTCCGTGTAGCTGTCCACCTCGGCGGCAAACGCCAGCAGATCGGCCTCCAGCGCCTTGATGTAGGCGGCATCGCGCGCCACGCGCAGCGGCTTGATCGGGATGCTGGGGTGATAGATCAGCACGTCGCACCACGCGCGGCCGGTGATCCAAAGCCCGCCCTGCACTTGGTCGGCGTACTCGTTGATATCGCGCGTCAGCAGCAGTTGTGCCAGCTTGTACGGGTTCGACGGGCACTTGATCTCGATCAGGCCGTCGTCGCCCACCAGGCCGTCGGGGCTGTAGCCGAAGGCCAGCGTGTCGTGCAGGCACATGCCCAACTCGGACACGATCTCACCAGTGTCGGCCTCGTAGGCTGCCCGCGCAGCGCTCTCCAGCTCTGTGCCGCGCTGCATGGCCGGCGTGACGAAGCGGTCAGTCAGCGATCCGGTGATGCGCTCCAGCGCCAGCTCGGCCATGTAGTCCAGCCGCGACTGTGCCGGCGAGCCGTTTTTGAGCGTGGCGCGGGCATCCTTGTAGCGGCTTGCCGTGATGAGGCCGCAGCGGGCGGCGAACCACTCCGGCGAGCGCTGCTCGCAGTTGACGACCCTCACGGCGTCACTCCTTCGGCGGCTTCGTAGCTCGCCGCCCATTCGTCGCCGCCTTCGACGGCGGGCGCGGCCGGGGCTGCGGGCGGCAGGGCCGGCGCCGCGCGGCTGCGGTCGGCTTCTTCGGCCATCGTCTTCAGCCGCTCATGCTCGCCGGCCAGGGCCTTGCGCTGGTCTTTGGTCGCGGCCTTCCACCAGCCGGCGTACACCTGGACGCCTTGGCGCGCGGCGGCCTCGGCCTCGGACAGCAGCGATTCCTCGAGGACCGGCTGCGGCGCGGCGCTGTGGGCGATCTGCTGCTGCGGCGCAGCCGGCGCCATGTCGCGCGCCTCCTCGGCCACCAGCAGGCCGCCGATGGCGCCCGGGTAGATGGCGCGCACGCCCTCGGCGATGCAGCGGGCGCGCAGCATGGCGCGCGGGTAGTTCTTCCAATTGTCCTTGCCGGTAAGCCCAGCCTTGCGCGCCTGCTCGAACGTCCACTCCATGCGCAGGCTGCCGCCTTGCGGGTGCGCGAAGGTGGCGGACGCCTTGGCGTCGGTCAGTTCGTGCCACTGCACGCTGCCGCCGGCCGCCTGGAAACGCGCCATCACGCTGTGCGTCTTGCGGGCTGCTCGGCCCTGGATGATGTCGTAGTCCTGCGCGATGGTGGCCGGGTGTTGTCCTTCGGCCTGCGCCACCAGCATAAGCGCCAGAGCTTGCGTCGTGTTCTTGACGCCGAACAGGCCGGATTGCGACATGGCGGCGGCCATGGTCTGCATGTCGTTCAGGGGGACCAGGGCGGTCATGTGATCTCCTTTGGGGGTTGGTGTTCAGTCGGTCTCTTGCGCGCTCACAGCCAGCCCTTCGAGGCCGCCCAGTGCAGCAGCGTGGCGGCGGCCAGCAGCGCGCACGCGCCCAGCACCAGCCACACGATGCCGTCGCCGTCGCCGCCACGGCTGTCGTTGGCGGCGTCGTCGCCCAGCACCTCGCTCGCCGCGTGCGCGCCGTCGGGGTGGGCGGGGTGCGGCGCGCTTCGGGTGCTGCGGCCGATGTCGTCGCTGGTCCAAACGCCGGTTTCGCGCCGGCCCTGCTGGTCAGCCCCGTGGGGGATGTAGGCCATGGTGAGGCTCCCTATCAGTTCAGGCCCTGCGCGGCCAACGCGCCGATGGCGGCGCAGGCCAGCACGCAGACGACGGCGCGGGCAAGATCGGCCCAGCGGCCCATCGGCGGGCGGTAGTGCTCGATGGCGCAGGCGCGCTCGTCAGGGAACGCCTCGGCCAGCGACCGGGCATAGCGGCGGGTGGTGGGCCAGCTCACAGAGCCTCCGCCTCGGCCTTCAGCTGGCGGGCCAGCGACGGAGACAGCACGTCATCCGGGCAGCGCCACGCGCCATGCATCCAGACGCCGGCCAGCAGGGGCTCGTCTTCGCCGTCGCCGAGTTGGCAGTAAAAGCCGATGCCGTCCGCTTCGAGCCATTGCCAGTCTTGCCCGGCCGGGATGCACTTGCGCGCCTCCGTGCGCAGCAGCCGCAGCGCCCTTTCCAGCGAGACGGCCAGCGCCGGCCAGGACGTGTAGCCGTCGACCGTGTGCTCCTCCGTGATGCCGTCGATCACGTCTTGCGCAAGCCATTCGGGGCCGTTCAGCAGCGCGCGGCCCGTCGCCTCGCCGACCTTGTGCGGGTGCACGATGCCACCGCGGGCAAAGGCGCTCGGCATGCTGCCGAACCGGGGTTGGCGGCCGTCGTCGAGAGGGAGCGCAAAGTCGACCACGCCAGCGGCGGCGTGCTCTGCGGGTTGGAAGCTGGTCATCGCCTTGTCTCCCCGGCCCGCCGCGGATGCGGGGTGTCTGTGGGCCGATGGGATAGAAGTTTATGAACCACTCAACCGTAAGTCAAGCGAAAAATGAACAGGTGGATTGATCCACCCGTTCGGGGGTCTGCAGCCGATCAGGGTTTAGCGCTGTCGTCGCCCAACATGGAGACCAGGGCTTCCCACTTGGACTTCATTGGCTCGGGAAGCTGATTGAAACGCATCGCGAGCTGCGCGGTGCGCTCGTCCATCGTTTCAAAGTAGTCCTCTGGCAGGCCCAGCCGCAGCGCAAGCTCACGTGCGGCTCGCTCGCCAAAGGGGTAGCCGTCGCTCATAAGTTGCGACAGGCGCGATTTGTTCAGCCCTGTTTCTGCCATGAACTTTTCCCTGCTCCCGTTGAAGCGAACAGCGATGAGGTGACGAAGCTTCTCTCGGCGGAAGTGTTGCATGGCGGGCAAGATTGTCGCAAACGCGGGTTCATGGACCGCTTGACGTCATGGTCAGTGGTTTATAAACTGCTCAACCATGCGACTACATGACTACCTCTCTGCGGAGCCTGGCCGGGCTACCGCGATGGCGGCGCACTTTGGCGTCGGCAAAGCTGCCGTCAGCCTTTGGCGTAGGGATGGCCCACCGGTCGAGGAACTGCGGCGCATCGTCGAGTGGACGGGCGGCGCGGTCACGGTCGAGGAGATGCTCGAAGACATCGAGAACCGGAAGCAGCGCAACCGCGCCGAAGCGTTGCCGCAGGAGGCCGCGTGAGCGCGTATTTCCTCACCGACGACGAGATCGAGGATCTTCACCTTGAGGCCGCTTCCGGCACCTTCGGGCATGCCTTGCCGCTGATCATCCGCAACGTCCAGAGCACGCAGTTTTCGCTGGCGCGGTACTACGGCGCGATCACCTACAACGGCCAGCTCTTCACCTACTTCGCGCCGGGCGACGAGCTGATCCGCGACGACGTGCTGCGGTGGGTGACAAAGCGCCGCGAGGCCGCGCGCAAAGCCGCAGCCGACAGGGCGACGGCTGCGCAAGGGAGCCTGCTCTAGATGGCCCCGCAACACTGCCCCGGGCACTGGCCGCCCGTCCAGAACCGCCTGCTGCTGCTGTGCATCCGCTGCGCGCGCAACCAGGCGCGACAGCCTGACGACGCCGCGGCCGTGTTTATCGCGCCGGCTGCCACCCGCCAGCCGGACCGCTCCTGGGCCTGCCCCAACTGGGCGGCGCCGACGTGATGCGCCCGCTTGTCTCCTGCGCGCTCTTGGTGCCGGCCTACCCGGCGGCCCGGCCTCTCCTGCCGGGCCTGCGCGCCTTTGCCCCGGGCCTCGCG